AATTATCATGCAACTTGATATAAACCAACCGCAAAACTTAGAAAAGATCCCCATCCAATTATTCTGGGAATATATCTAATTGAAACTGGTTGTTTATATACTTCCATAACCTCATGATATGACTGTGACATGGAGTCGCTCATTAGAAGATACCAAAGAACATATGTCCTGTAAGAATGTCACTTGTTGCTGCTGCAATCAGACCAAGCATGGCTAGTCTGCCATTCCATTTTTCTGCCCAGATTTTCTGAGATTCAATTACTGCTGTTTTAGTTGTCATTAGAATATACCGGGGATAATTTGACCAGTTGTTATGTAGGAGCCGAGTAAAGCAATAAAGCCTATCATTGCCCATCTTCCGTTAGTTTTTTCTGCATTTTCTGGATAGCTAGTGTAGGTAGTATCCACAATTACTGCTGGCTCTGTAGGGAAAATATTCTGCCTACCGCCGCTTTCTGTGATTTGAGTCATCGTTAAATGTTAAAAATTAAAATATACCTGGAATGATTTGCCCAGTCGTTGCATACGCACCGAGAGCTGCTACAAAACCTAGCATTGCTGCCCATCCGTTGAACCTTTCTGCTTCAGGAGTCATTGTTAAGTAATATTAAGTTACTTCTATAAATTAACACATCTAAATCATGGTTACATCTAATTTGAGCATATAAAAATATCTCATCTTTCATTGGTACTACTAATACCTTGTATAAACAATGCTAATAACAAACTAGTGTAAAAAACCCATTGAATTGTAACAATTAAGCTGTCCAATGTCTTGCAATCTCTGGAATAATACTTACATCCAAGCCCATGAAAGGAGGAACTATACCTAATACTCTAAACAAACCATCTACAAAAGCACCCATGAAAGAAAAGCCTAAAAGCATACTTATCATGCTTGCATTTCTATTATGTTGATTTATCGCTACTTCAATAGATTGATCGATTAAGTCTTGAACTTCTTCTGGGGTCATAATCTTAAAAGGTTTTATTTATTGTATAAAAGGTATATAAAAATAAAAGCCCCTCGTTAGGAGAGGGGCATAAAAGTTTTTAATTTAATTTAAGTTAATTTTCCTATTTAACCAATAGCAGGAGCTGTAAGAGCTACAGATGTAGACTCAACACATGCTAGATCAAGTGGGAAGTTGTGAGCATTACGTTCGTGCATAACTTCGAAACCTAAGTTTGCTCTGTTAAGTACGTCTGCCCATGTTGGTACAATTTTGCCGTTAGCATCAACTATAGATTGGTTAAAGTTAAAACCATTCAAGTTGAAGGCCATGGTGCATATGCCCATTGAGGTAAGCCATATACAAACCACAGGAAAAACAGCAAGAAAGAAGTGTAAACTACGAGAGTTATTAAAAGACGCATATTGGAAAATTAATCTACCGAAGTAGCCGTGAGCTGCAACGATATTATAAGTTTCTTCTTCTTGTCCAAATTTGTAACCATAGTTTTGAGATTCAGTTTCAGTCGTCTCTTTAATTAGAGATGAAGTAACAAGTGAACCGTGCATTGCTGAGAATAAAGATCCTCCGAACATACCTGCAACACCAGCCATGTGGAATGGGTGCATAAGAATGTTGTGCTCTGCCTGGAAAACAAACATAAAGTTGAATGTTCCAGAGATGCCTAAAGGCATTCCATCAGAGAATGAACCTTGTCCAAAAGGATACACAAGAAAGACAGCGAAAGCAGCGGATACTGGAGCTGAATAAGCTACACAGATCCAAGGTCTCATGCCTAATCGATAACTAAGTTCCCATTGGCGTCCCATGTAAGCTGAGATACCGATGAGGAAGTGGAATACAACAAGTTGATATGGTCCTCCGTTGTACAACCATTCATCCAGGGTTCCTGCCTCCCAGATTGGGTAGAAGTGTAGTCCGATTGCGTTTGAGCTTGGGACAACTGCTCCTGAGATGATGTTGTTTCCGTATAGGAAGGAGCCTGATACTGGTTCTCTGATTCCATCGATATCTACTGGGGGTGCAGCGATGAACGCTAAAATAAAACAAGTGGCCGCCGTGAGTAGTGCAGGGATCATTAAGACTCCAAACCAACCAACATATAATCTGTTGTTTGTTGAAGTAACCCATTCACAAAACTCAGGCCAGCCGGACACGGATTTACGTGTCTCTATAGCGATAGCCATAAAATTAGTGCGGTAATTAAGTATAAAAAATCAGCTTTTGAAGACAAAAGCCTTAATATAAGTATACATTAACCACTTGGTAAAACGCCACTTGAAAAAGCTCCCCATGCTAAACCGATGGCTTCAATGGTTGAAGTCTCACCACTAGCGTAAGGTAAATGTACTACATCTCCAGGGTGGTAAGTAGCTGGCTGACCGCTTACTAGCACTTCACTGTCACCAAATTTTCTTACTTCTCTTTGGTTATCAGAATATATAAAATTAGTATCAACAATATCTCCAAATTTAGGATCACTCATAACGCTGGTTTGCCTCCTACTGATGGTGTATATGCTTTACCTGTCTTATCAAACATAGTGAAGTTTTGTAACAATACAAAGTTACTGGGAATGTTAAACAGCTTCTGCATCATGGTAACCATCATAGGTGACTGACAGTTGAAGGGAGGTATATCCATATGAGCTAATCCATAATTCATTAAATCTCTAATAGCAGACTCTTGTTCTTTTCTTGTTTTTTCTACTAATGCTTGCTCCCATTCAACCATACTTTCCATGCCTACAGGAAAATCAGAAGGTTCTGGTGGAAATAAACCTTCTTCAAATTTCATTGAATAAATATGTTTACAGTATCTAACTTCATCTAATACAGGTTCCCAAAAGTCAGTTAATTGTGTGATGACATTATCTTTTGCTTGATAATCCTTAAAGGAAGGCATACCATCAGATCTAGCTCCTGGTAAGGAAGGATCAGATCCACTTCTTATATAAACAGAACCAAAGTCTTTATATACACCGGGATTGTCTCTAGTAGTTCCAGGTACAGTTGAAGAGGTTGGTGCTACAGAAGGAGGTAAGTTAAATTCCGCACTAGGTGAAACAATTTCCATTCTTCTATTAGTAACAGCATCTGTCATGGCTTGGTTAGATACTTTATCTCCAATCTTCAATACTTCAAAACGTCCAGGTTTTAATGAAGCTACATTAGTTCTTGGAAAATTACTTGCTTTTCTTTTACCTAAAGTTGAAAGATAAGCATAATCACGTCTACTGTAATCCTGACAAGTGCAATAGTATCTAGTACCTGTCATAAAGAACCTGCCTACAGAAGGTCCTCTAGTTGTGGGAGTGACTAAAACTTTATCGGGTGTAGCCTCGATAGATCCTCTCTTCTTTAATTTAATAACTCCTGTTGTTTCATTTATATCTGCTATAACAGCTTGTACAAAACCAAATCTTTTCTGAGTAGTTGTATCAATTGTTTCTCTGTTAATTGGTACTCCTTCTGCTTCTATTATCCGATCTTCAATAACTTCACCAATAGTTGGTTTAAGTCCTTCAGGTATTCCAGCTACAGGAATAAATAAAGGAGCTGGTAGAGGATTAGTTGCACTCCAACTTCCAGATAACTGAACAATATAAAATTCAGCATCTTCTGTAACTGATGCTATAGAAGCTCTAACTCCTGTATGATCTAAAACATTATCGAAACGTAAACTACCAGCTACTCTTACACCTGCCCAATGACAACCTAATTCTTTATTCTTAGTATGAAATCCTTTAAATACTCCGGGAATAGCAGGTTGATTACCTGCAGCTGGTGATGCTCCCTGAGGTAAAGGTATTTTATAAGTAAATGGAAAGTCGATAGTATTTTGGTAATAAGAAGCTGTAGCTATTTCAAAACCACGTCTCCATCTTGACCAAGAAGATGCACTATTAACTCGATAAAGAGAAGAAGGTAAGCTACCTCCAAACTCTGCTTTTATAGGTAATACACCAAATTTATCAGGCTTACTACCTCCTTTTAAAAATGAAAATGTATTACCTCTCTGAGCCATGTTTTATAAGCCTCTCTAGCGATCTGTTTTAATTAGGTTAGAAGAACCCTCCTTGTGCTGCTACATGCACTCCAGAGGCATAGCCAGCTGTATTAGGTCCTTCTGCATATACACCCACATATACTCTGTCACCACGCTCTAAATATATACCTCTATTTCTAATTGGTAGACCGGCGTTCGTGTCTCCCGTAGAAGACGCATATGCAGAGTGAACGCCAGGAGTAGATAGATGAGGCATAACGTCAGAACAATCTACACTGGTTACTCCGTCTGGAACCTTTTTAGCAAATAATAATTTGTAATCACCAGAAGCAGGAATAGGTGTTGTAGTTCCACGAGTTGCGTAGAAAACAAATGTTACTTCAGGTTGTTGTCCATAGTTAACACCTTGATAAGTGAAACCTTGAGTAAGACCTCCTGAATAATTTAAAGCCTTCAATATACCCGTTAGAGTAGTTGCTCCAGTATATGTGTAATGACCATATTGATAACTATTACTTGCGACAGTTGCTTGTGTAGGATCTTCCATAAAAACAACCATTCCACTAATCAGTGAAACGATTGAGTCTTTATTAGTAACATTTAATGTAAGATCATCACCACGGTAATAATCATTTCTAGTAATTAATATCGAATCAATTACACCACCATTATTATTGTCTTCACTTAACGCTGCGTCCATATCAACTAGGATGGACGGTGCTTGACCACCCTGTACGAATAAAGTATTAGTCGCCTGACTTCCAACAGTCTGTGTAGTAACTCTTACTGAATCAAATAACGGGCGATCAACCAAAAGCGGTTGTTTATTAGTCGAGGTAGATGCCACTTTTACTTACGATGCTTTTTGTCTATTATAGCCTTAACCATATGGTGAAGACAAAAAGCCTGCAGGCATTTCATTTAATTCACTCTTCATCATTGAAGAAGGGTTTTTAGATATATTTAGTAACTCTTCAAAACTATGCATAAATCCATCAGAATCTGTAGGTTTAAACTTATATTTTTTAGCCATTCTATAATCGATTCTTTGTTGAGGAGTGTACTCCTTCATCCCAGCCCTGTAAACTTCTCCTGGTAAGTAATTACTGGCATAATCTATATACTTCATCGCCAGTTCTCAGCTAAATGCATCCTAGATCCTACTGCTGTATCCGCAGGTCCTGGTAATGCTTGTATGAATTCAGCTCCTGAACGTTCATATCTATAACGTGCTTGCATAGGATCTTTATAGTTAGGAACATATAAGATACCTGCTAGCCTATTAGTCTCATATAGATATATCTCACTCCATATCTTTAAAGCATCTTTTGCATTACTGGAACGAATAGTTCTATCAACGTCACCAGCTATTGTCTCTAATCTTGTAGAAGGAGTTGATGCAACTTCTGTTTTCTTTTCAGCAGTGTCACATCTTCCTATCTGAATAATAATCTTGTCTACGAAAAATGAATCTGGGACAGTATTCATTGCTTCTTCTAAACGAGCATAATCACCAGCTGGAACAGAAACAGTAAAGTATCCTAAATGATACCTAACCCTACTTTTATCAAAATCAGATAATTCCACGCCAGTACTATTAATTATTTAAATTATACTCGGATTAAATCAGCAGAAATAACAGCTTCCCAGTCCACTCTTTTTATTTGCTTAAGTTGTTCCAGATTGACAAATCTCTCACCCGATAAAGACATTTGTAGATCTTTTATTTCTCTCGCAGTTTTTAACCCTATTCCTTTTATATGATCAGCAATCATCTGGGCAGTAGCTCCATTGATATTTAATCTCATATCAGGAGGGAATTCTCTAGGCTCTTCTTTAGACGCCTTATCTTTCACCTGTAGTGTCTTAACTTTAGTAGTAGCTCGTGTATCAACAGTTAATTCTTGTTCATATACGTGAAAGACTTTTCCATCTTGGTCTTCGACCATGAAGCATTCACCGCCATCAAGTTCACTAATCTTCTTGACTCTGGAACCTGTTTTTTTATGTTTATAAAGCATAACTAAGATCAAAGTAATAACCTTGACCTTAGTTTACCTCATTTACCTAACTGTGCGACCTATAGTGTGCGACCAATTATGTACTGCTCAATATCATTGTACTGAGGAGCTTCATCTGGTTGGATGTAGCAAACTTCACATACAATGTATCCTTTCTTACCTGCATCTACGTCTGCATCGGATAGGTAGAAACCGTTTCCAGCTGAAGTAGCGTTAGCACCTGCTTTACTAAATACTTTGTAAGTAGTTGCAGCAGTTATTGGCTTATATGGTGTTCCTGGATGTAATGCACCACCTACAGCTGTACCAGAAGCTGTAACGAATGGATTACCACTGAAACCTTCAACGCCAGCAGCGAAGAAGATAGCACCAGATCCACCATCACCTGTTCCGTCTACTGTAGATACGATGTTTGCCTGAGCACAGTTTTCTGCAAGACCAGAAGCTGCTACAGGTGAACCACCATTACTACGTCCGAATGATACAGCGTCACCTGTTGCGGCATAAACACCGGAAGCAACACGACCATCCCAACCAGATGCAACAGATACTGCAGCACGGTATACATAAGAGGTAAGAGTTGAACTACCTGAGATCACCATCCCTGTTATGTCTGTACGTGTGCTGTCATTTCTGTAAGGTGAAGGAACTATAACATCTGCTGATGATACTTTTGCACCTACCTTACCTGTGATTTCTGCATAACCACGTTGTTGAAAATATCTGTAACCTGGAACAGCGAGTACGGAAGTAGGACCTCCAATACTCTTGTCATTAGAACCACTATCGTTGGAATCAATATTCTTGTACCAACCATTGAGAGCTTCTGTAAAGTTACCAGGGTATATTTTCTTAGCTGATAAATAAGACATTTATTTCTCCTTAATTTTCTTTTTTTATTATTTAGTTACTAGATGCTGCCATCATCAGATACAAAACTAAATGCTGTTGTAACGAAATCTTTGTTTAGACTCTCGAAACCAGCGTATAGCTGCCATATCAAAATAATGAACCTGGAAAAATCATCATTGTTATTGATGAGTACCTGTGCATTTGGTCCTCCAATTCCAACACCAATAGCTTGTGGTCCGAAGAAGAATCCTTGAGCAACTTCTTTAGAAGCATAAGAACTATTATCAAAAGTAGCTGTTATGTTCTTTGTTGGGAAGTTAGTAGACTCGAAGAATTTAACACCTTCAAACTGTACACCTGTTGGCATTACTGGTTCGCCTGCAAGGAAGTAAGCTTGTCCAGCCTGAGGTCCTTGGAAGAAACTAGCGTTGTTAGGAATCATAGGATTACCCATGTACATTCCTTGGCCAGGAGCACCAGCGTAACGAGCGATTTCTCTGAAGTCACTGTCACGACGTAAGTGCATCATGAATGTTGGATCAACTAAGCAACGATATAAACCGTCTGCATATGTTGGAACATTACGCTTACGTAAATCTTTAACAACAGTTAAAAGGTCAGTCTTTACTGAGAACTGTTGAATCTGGTTGCCATATTCAGTAGCTGTATATGCAATACGTCCAGAAGAGTCTTTTGTTTTTCCACCAGCGAAGAAATATCCACCTTGTGAAGAGGATGCTGCTCCGTTAGCTTCTGCTTTTGCAAGCTCGTCAATGAAAACTCTATCTCTCCACCTTCTATAGTCGTCTAAAAGTGTAAGACTACCTATAGACTGGTGAAACATGTTTAAATTACCAGTGTCTAAAAGAAGACGCTGTGCTGTAACTAGAGTTTCACGAGCAATTTTAAATGTACTTGGCTGTGTAGCATCACCTGGATCTGCAGGACCTGTGTACTCTTTAAGTACTACAAGTACCTTTTCCTTTGTGATGTTACGGCTATTTGCTGTACCAATAGTTTGGTCAGCGATACGCTCTCTAGAATCCTTCGTACCTGGTGTTCCCCAGAACTTGTATCTATCGAGTTGTACGGTTTGTCCAGGTTGGCGAGAAAAATCGTGTACCACTACTGGTTCACAAGCCATCTCAGCCACATATGCTGGGTGGGGCCTATATAGCTCCGCACCTAGTATCTTTGGAAAGTCATTATCAATGAACACTTTGCTTTATCCTCCAAAAGCGGCAGTAAATGTTTTATCGGGTAAAAGAATTAGACATATTAGTCCTATCTCTATTAATTAAAATTTTAGCAGTACATAATTTTTTACAAAAAGAAGTATGCACTGCTACAGAGCGAAGCCCTACTCCATTACGAATAATTTATTCTGAACGGTGTTTGGCTGTACTTGGTTAAGTACTTTCCATGCATTCTGTGGATCACGAGTCATAGTCTCGCTAAATGAACCCCAGAAGTTCTCTGGCTGCTGTGGTGCAGCTGCCTGTGGAGGTGCTGGAAAGTTTGATGGAGCCTGTGTAGCAGAAGTATTGATACCGTTAGCAGGTTCTTGTGAAACTGGAGCTGTTGGATATCCTTTTGTTTCTAACTGTTGCTCATTCTCATAAACAGGATATGGTCCCTCTGGTCCAAAGTACTTAAGTGTGTAATCACTTAATACGTCTGGGTTAGTAAGTATCTCGTTATAAGCTAGATTCTCTTGATGCTCTTGTACAGCAAAATCTGCATATCCTTTTATTAATCCTTGTGCTTCATTTCCCCATTGAACAGCACTATCTAGCATTCCTTCTAGGTTTAGGGCGTACTTGTTTAGCACGGCTGGTGCCTCTACCCCGAACGCGTCCATCACCTGTCTGCTTTCTGGACTCATTCCGATCTGTGTCTGGATTGCGTCTAGCTCCGCTGATGAGAGAGTCGAGGAGGTTTGGGAAGAGTTGGCCGAGGATACCTGGCTGGCTGACGAGGTCTGCGGAACCGATAGTGGTGTAGCCTGGCTGCTGTTTGTCTGTCCGTAATTCGCTGGTGCGTATTGTGTCGCCGCCTGAGAGGGTTGACCCTGGAACGGGGATTGGACTGGTGTACTCAGCACGTTCATTACCTTGTTGAACGCCGATTCCCATGGATTGCCCTCCGGAGCCGCCGCTGGTGCCACTGGTTGGGATTGGGGGGCGAACTGAGTAGGGTTTGATTGGTAGCTGGGGGCTGCCTGAGGTACCGCTTGAGGGTAACTCGTACCCACCTGATAAGCCTGAGGTGCCGGTGCTGCCTGTTGAGGAGCTACTGGTGCCTGCGGAGCTGGAGCCGCCACGTAACTGCTTGGAGCTACTGTCGCTGCTGGTGCTTGGCTCATCTGTGGGGTCGATTGGACGGTAGCGTCCTGCATAACTCATCTCCTTTTGTAATGCTTCTAATGTTCGATACAGATAAGGTGTTAGATCCAACCTGGGATCTGCCGCCATTGGTAAGTCTGGTGATTGTGGATGAGGGGTCTGCATCATTCCCCCCACTAACTTTGCGAACTGAGAGTATGCACTCTGTAATTCACCCACCATCCTGAAAGGAAAACCAGATAACATGGCTGCCCTCTCCTCATCCGTCTTGCTCGGAAAGAGGTACTTCAATGCTTCTATGCTATCAACGCCTAATTCTTGAAGATTTCTTACAACAATAGAATTATTCAACGTATCTTGTGTTGAGTCCTCATAAACAGGTCCCATCCATCTCCACTGAATAGTAACATCGCCGTCAGGTATTAACCCTTGCACTCCTGGTGGTATCTGTTGAGCTTTCAAAGAGGCCATCAATAACTGTTTTATTTGCTCTTCATAAAACTTCATCGCACCTTCATAAAGATCTATTTGTTCTGGTGTAGCGTCTTCAGGAAGATCAACTGGTTTTTCTAATCCAACAGCAGATGCTAAAGTTTCACGGAACAACTGTTCTTCTTGGAAAATTATTAATTCTAGACAACGACATAAACCATATGTATATACGGAAGCAGCTTTCTTTTTAGCAGTAGCTGCTACTCTTCCAAATAAAGACTTATATTCAGTAGCTGTTACTCCAGCTGATATAGATAATTCATCTACTCCTCCTAAAGCAGTTCTTATTTCTTCTCTATACTGACGTGAGAAAGAATTCTGGTCTCCAGTAATTGCATCAGGAACAATATAACCAACACGATCATTAGGTTCTAAGTTAGCTATTACTCTTGGCACTCTTATTTGACCATCAACACCACGGGATAAAGGATCAGATTTAAATCTAGACTGACTTAAAGGATTCATCCCTGCAAAACCAGAGTTAGCTGCAATAGAAGGTCTTTGAACAGCAGACTCACCTGATTCCATTAAATCTGTTTTAGGTCTCGAAGAAAGTAGTGTTGGATTACCAAAGAAGGTAACGTTCTTTCTCATGGTAGAAACCATTTCATCATGAGTACATATGTGATTAGCTAACGCATCAAACTCACCTACTCCTTCTGCTGAGAATCCTTTTGCATTATTAAATATCTCTACACAAGGGATAAAGCCTAAGGTATTAACAAATGTTTTAGTATTACTAGCTAAACCTTGATAAGTAGAGTCAAAAGATAACTCTCCTTCTGAATGTGTTTCTTTAATTACCTTTTTCTTAATTGATAGTCTTATAAACCTCTTAGCCCCTCCTTGTCCCATCATGTCAGGACCACTTATACTTTGGTTTACTATTTCCTGTTGATATCCTGATCCTTGACGTACTTTATAGCTATATATGATTACAACTTCATCAAGTTGACCGTCAATATTGTAATAGCTTCTATATTCATGCCTACGAAAATAGTACAGTCTGTAATTAGTTTTAGTGGGTCTAATGTAAAAAATACCTTGTCCATCGCAAAGAAAGTAATCCCATATAGAATCTAGTCTAGTATCAAGCTGGTTATATTTAATTACCCTGTCTACAAAATCTTTTCTTTGGTTTCCAAAGTTATCTTGGGCTGGGAAAAACTCTACTCCTTGTCTAATTCCAAACAATTTCATCTGGGCAAGGTGGGAAGCCACTATCCCAGTATCTATCATTCCTCCACCATCTTTGTTTAGGTAAGAGTCAACTATTTCTTTTAATCTAGTTTTTGGATCGGTGTTACCCATTTACTATCTCTTACGCTTATCTTTATATATTTTAGCAGTTCTAGCAGCTTTGCCTGCTTTTTCTGCTGTTTTCGTGTTTTTCACAAACTGCTTACCTTTTCTACTCCCAGCTCGTTTCTTACGATCAGTTTCTTCTCTTTCTTCTTTAGACAGTTTAGCCCAAGCACTCTCAGGCAAGTAACGCTTTGTATATCCTTTTCGTATTGCTTTATCGGCCATTTTATTTTTTCATTTTTTTAATAAAATCATCAAGAAAACCTTGTACTACTTCTGCTTGTCCAGCGTGTAATTTAGCTGATTTTCTTAATTGGCCAGGTAAGGCTTTTATTTTTGATGGAATTTCCATAATTACTTTTTAGAATCTTTATACCGTTTAGCGGCATTTTTTGCTTTCTTTCCCTTTTCATATTGATCTTTAGTCATCCACTTCTCTTTACCCCATTTCTTTAAGTCTTTTTGCTTCTTTCCTTTTCCACCTTTATATCCTCCACCAGCTTTTTTATATTCTGATGCAACCATCTGAGCCTTTCTTGCACTCCACTGTCCTGGCTTTCCTCCCTTACTTCCTGCTGTGATACGCTTTTTAATGCTTTCACGTAGGCCGGGCTTTGTATATTTAGAATCATCCTGAGGCATTTTTAACTAACTGTCTTATTTACATAGTTTCCTACTGGAAAAGCAGTCCCAGAAAGTGTTCTAGGCATTCCATATAAAGGTATATCTTCATCTCTAGGTCTTAGTTCTGGTATTGGGTTACCACTAGGATCTACAGGAGCATTATGTTGACTAGGATCGTGAGAACCTTTATCTAAATATCTAGGTATACCATCAATGGTTGTAGTAGGTGTATGGCTACCATGAGCTAATTTCATTCCTTCCATGTTTCCCACCATTCCCATACTTCCTAGACCTACTGCAATAGGAGTACGACTAGTACCTTGTGGGATATTTATATTAGAAGGTAGAGGTTTTCCTTCTCTTTTATACGCTTCAATTAATCTATTTAAATCTTGTTGGTCTACTGGACCACGACTTAAAGCACCTTGAAACTGTCCAATGCCACTGTTTCCCGGTCCGTACCCGCCACCATAATTAAAAGCCATGATCTAATCTGTCTTTTTTTAATATTCTACTCTTCGTTTACTTCATATCTAAAAGGATCATTTAATCTATTCAAAACTAAACCTGGACCTTTTACATTCCATTCAATTAAATCTCCGTCAATCCAACCTAATTCATTATGTATTTCTTCCGGTAAGTTTAGTAACAGTTCACCATCTGATGCTTCCTTTACTTCTAAAACATAACTCATTTGTCTATAAGCTTTTCCATTAGTTTATCAAGCTTATTATGAATTGCCTTGAAATGGTCATTCATTTCCTGTAGTTCTCTGATAAAGTCCACTTTTAAAACATACTCCAATGGCATACGGTTTACATGTTCTTCCAAAGCATTAATACGTAATCTTTGGTTCTCTACTCTTTGTATAGCATCTTTTAATCTTTCACGATGCCTTTCTAACACTTTACTAGCTACCCAGCTTCCCCCAGTTAAAGAGGATATTACAGCACTGAAAATAACGGCAATATACTCAGGTCCCATAACTATCTATATACCCTTACATTAAAAGTCTAAATGAAGTTGACCTTTACGGGCTAATCCATTTACAAGCCAAACTAAAGCATCTACACAATCGTCATGTCCACTAACTCCAAAATTAGTCAATTCTTCAAACATATTGGTAAAGTTTCTATATCTGTTAAATATTATTTTTCTATCTTCAAACATTCCCATTATTCCTCTAAATCGTGCAAGTTTATCCGCTCTAAATCCTTTAACAGGATGCCATATCAGATTATATAAACCTTCATTACTTAAACATACTCTTTTAAAGTCAGCCTCTAAAGATGCTTGATACTGTACCGCCTCTGACCAGACATCACATGTGGAGTAGGTAGGAAAATAATTTTCATTAGTATCTTTCCCTATTATTGACCAGTCATATAACAATTCTTTTAGAGCATCTAATTTTTCTAAATTACCCATAACTCTAATACGTCGGTAATCAATTATGTGTATACGATCTTCTACACGTCCTCCAAGAACCATAACTGTGTAATCATTCTTTTCTTTGATGCCTGCGGATAAATCAACCCCTATGCCTAAGGTGTCAAACTCAGTAGAAATTTCTGCTTTTACTATTAATTCTGGAGCTAATGATAATTCGTTTTGTCTAACTATCTGATTCATATATTGGAAAGAGAAAGCTATAGGTGCTTGTCTTTTCTTTTCTTTTAGATATTCAAGAGACCACATCTCTGGCCAGTATGATTCTTCATCTCCCGTTTTAGAATCATTTAAAATAGCGGATAGAACAATTTGAGTCCAATTATTTTGTTCATTAAAAGTAGTAGCGTGTATATCATCATGTCTAAATCTAGTTCCTAAACAAATAGCCCTAGCTCCTTCAAACATGGTAGGTGCTATAACTGCATTCCAATTTTCCTTCATCTGATTTCTTATATCTGGATTAGCAATATCAGCAGAAGATTTTATTGCGTCATCAATCATGACCAGATGGGAACGCTTAGATGTAACCGATCCTTTTAGTCCAGCAGCACATAATGTAAACTGTTCTTCACCAGTAGTATCTATTCCTGCAAATTTATGATCTATCGACCAATATTCATTACTGGTTACGTTTTTAAGTAATCTTACTTTTGGAAATACTTCTTGATATCTCTTACTCTCAATGATTCTCTTTATGGTTGCTGACTTAGATCTAGCAATATCCACTGTATAAGACAGATATAAGACCTGTAGAGGCTGTTTAGCCTGTGTATGAACACCAATAGCCCAAGCAGTTAAAAGTCCTAATACAGTCGATTTAGCAGACCCTCTAGGAGCTAGTAGATCAACGTTAGGTCCTGCAATTTTTAACAGACAACTACTATCTTCATTAGTAATGAAATGTCTGTGCCAAGTCTTATGATGTTCTGCCGGTGGTTTATCCGCTACAAATTCACAAAAGTATCCAAAATCTTCTCTAGCTTTCTTTAGTATCTCTAGATTTTTAGGTTTCTTAATTTGTTGCTTACGAGCTGCAGCTTTAGCATTACGTCTATAAGCAAGGTGAGTATAAGAAGGCACTAATTAACACTTTAAGTACTACTAAATATTAGCTTACTTCTTATCTTTTGGCTCTTCTGATCCTTTTTTATCCTTGTAAGTCTTAGCTGCCTTCTTAGCTTTCCTGGCTTTATCTAAAGCTTCTGCACGTTTCTCTTTATCACTCATTTTAGAGCCGTCTTCTTTTTCTTTGTTCTTGTTTTTAAAGTACTCAAGAAGCTGAGGTGGCATTCCTTTTTTAGCCATTATGAACTAATTTTATATATTCATTTCTTCTTATTTTAACTGCACTACTCCTCTAGCTGCATTCTCGCCCATACACTCATAGTTGCTTCTTCTAAGGGAGATTCTATTGGATCATCTTTAAAAATAAACATCAATTCTCTGATGGCACGATCTGCACCAGCCATAAGTAATCCTTTACGATCTCTCATGTTGGTAAAACCTTCTATTTCAGATATGGTGCTCCTTAATTCTTTTTGCATCTGTGCAATTCTTCCTACACCTGCATCTCTTTTAACTACAGTATTTTCTATATCTTCTCTTAATTTTCTTATATCTTCTTGCATCTCATCAATTTCAAATAACAGTTTCTTCCTATGATCTGGCTTTTTGTAATGCTCTTTTATCCATAAATCACATGGAGAAATAGTACCCTCATATCCTAGAAAACGTGAATATAGGTAAGATTCAATAATAGAATTATTATCTTCCACAAAAGAGCAAAAAGACTCCTGTGTAGAGGAATCTAAGTTATCTACCCAAGTATTGAATAGATCAATATCTATAAGCTGATTGTGCCTGTTTACGGTCTCTTTCTTCGTCCCTTTCACTGAAGGACTGCTTTTGGCTAGCGGACTTTCTTGTCTCTTCACCGCCTTTACCGATTGTTTTCCTTTCTTGTTCACCAGCATCCTCCATTTTCTTTTTTGAAAATTCGTAGGCTACACCAGCTGCCTGTCGATATTTATCCAGGTCAAAATAATCGTCTGACTCATAAGTGTTGTCAACAGCCATTTTAGTAACCTATGCTAATGATATCAGATTAGAAGTTGCTCATCATGTTAGCAAGACCGCCTGCGAAAATGTCTCTACGACCTTCTACAGACTTCTGTCTTTGCTGACGCTTTTTAGAACCTTCTAGTTTTTCTAACAAATCTTGAAATCTTGTGATATCAAAATAATTATCAGAAGTTGCTGAACCTGTTCCAGTACCGTCGTCATTCATTTTTCTTAAAGAAATTTACGTCTCAATTTATTATAACAACAGGTATTCCTTTAGAAATTGAAACCACCTAGCAATTGACCATAAATAGAGCCTTCTTGCTGTATCTTGGCAATGTCTTTTGCTCCCTCATTTTTGATCTTCTGAGTCTCTTTATCAATCTCACCTTGAAGATTAGTTAAACCAGCACTATAAAGAAACTTTCTACTGTCTTTAACATTTTCTCTCTGTGCCTCTAACTCAGCAATGGTTCTTCCTTCACTAAAGTAATCTGCAAACTGTTCACCAGTAGTAACACCAACACCAGTTCTCTCTCCTAAATCTCCTTGATAAGTAGGTAGTAAAGATGGGTCGAAAGTAAACTTACGTTTTCCAGTCATATTACCTTCAGCATCTCTGGTCTGCTTACCATACATGGTGTCGTAGTAATTATCTAAATAGTTATTATTAACATTTTTAGTGTATTCACTAGATGATTTAAGAGAATCTCTTAATCCTGAGATACCAGCTCCTCCATAAGATTGAAGTTGTAAGTTAGACATGGCACCAGAAAGCTCATCCGCTGTTGCCTGTCTTCCTAATATGTCTTGATATGCAAGATTAACACCAGCAGTACGTTGTTTCTCTAACAGACCTCCTTCTCCCTGATACATGTTTTGAAGGTTAGTTAGATACTGGCCAGCACCTTTAGTTGGGTCTGCATATCCAGG